AGTATCTGTAGGTCTTCTCAAACCATAGATAGCATTAGGAGTTAATTGGAAATGAGCTTTCACATATTCCATTAACCCTTTTACATCACTAATATTTATACCTGTAAGTTTGTTAATAGGTTTGATAAAATTCTCTAAAGCTTGCTCTTTAGTCATTCTAAATTTACTAGGTAAACTGTTGCCAGAGTAAGCTGAAAAAGCAGCTAATGCCCATCTCACATTTTCTACTTGTTCTAAAGTAACTTGTCTGTTAATAGGGAAAGCTCTATAGGTTTTTACTAAATCTCCTTTATCATTTCTTACAGTACCAATTCTATATATAGTCCAGGTATGTCCATTAGTCCTATTAATATCAAAATCAGAAGATTTGTTTAATAGAATACTTTCTCCTGAAGCAAATTCAGCAGGCAAGTTTTCTAAAGTCTCTCCTCTTTGAACTGTAATTATAGAACTAGGATTACTTTCTTGTAAAGTAATTAAAGGTTCTTCATCTAACAACTTATGAAAAACTCCTTCTGGAGCTAGTCTTTCTATAGTTACTTTATTTAAACCTTTAGCAATACTATCTCTAAATTTAGAAGTGTTGTCTTTTCCTTCATTTATATGATTTTGCCATTGCTCTGTAGGCATGTTAGGATTATTACTTTCTCCATAAGGATTAGCTATATTGTAAGGGTTGTACCAATCTACATCTTGAACATAAGCTAATTTTTTACCTTTTTCATCTACAAAAAAGATAGGCATTTTATCTTTAAACTCTTTACTATTTCTATCTTTACCTTCTGCCCACTCACTAAAAGGTATGATTTTTACATTACCTTGTTCATCTCTACCATTAGATACATTGATTTGAGACCACAGACTTTCATCAGCAATTTGAACACCTAAAGTGGTTCCAGAATAATACATATCTGGGTTAAGTAAATCTCTAAAATCTATTAAATCTGTATCTTTAAGATTTAAAGAGCTAGATGTAGCTTTTCTAATAAGTACTCCATCTTCAATAACTTCTTCATAAGCTATGGCATTAAAACCTAGCTTAGGTAAGTTATTTACAGTTCTTTGAGTTTTAACTTCTTCAATAGCATTAGCAGAAACAGGCAAGTTTTCTTCATCATAAGCTACTGTAAATAAAGTATCTTGAGCAATTACTTCTTGAGTATTTGCTGTCTTTTCTTCTAAATCTAATACAGGAGCTATTTCAGGTACAACAGTTTTTTCAAACAAGTTTAGAATACCTTCTTCTACTTTCATAATGTCACTTTCTTTTAAGAAAAGACTATCAAAAGCATTCATTATTTCAGCATTATTTACTTCAAAATTGTTTTCTTTCCATCCTCTAGCAAAGTGTCTAAAGTTATTTTTAAGAACCTCTTTGTTCTCAAAATACTTATAGTATTGAGATACAGCTTCTTTAAAAGAAACTTTATCTTGACCTGTAATCTCTTTTATTTTAGTTACTACATCATACATAGCCTTTTTAACAAAAGCTAACTGTTCAGGAGTATACTGCTCATTTTCAATCATAGAGTCTAAATCATTAAAATCTATGATTGGAGCATTGTTTTGGGGATTATCAAAAAAGATAAAAGTATCTTGTTCAATTACATTACTAAAATCAATAAACTCTGTTTCAGCTTGAGCATCAGTTATAACAATATCTTCAGTAAAATCTAAAGTATCTTGTACTACAACTTCTTGATTAGCAGTATTAATAGCTGCTTGAGCTGCTTGAGCTTGTATAATTTTTTCTTTGATTAACTTTCTAGTTACATTAAAGATAGCTTTAGCTTTTAAGTCTTGAAAAGTTTGTTCAGAGATTTTACCTTGAGTAGTATTACCAACCCAGTCTGATTTTTTACTTTCAAATAACTCTTCAATAAATTCTTTAGTAGGTTTAAATTCATTATTAAAATTAAACTCTGCACTAGCTATATTCCCTTCTCCTGATAAGACTTTATTGTACTCTTCAGTTACAGCATCTAAAAATTTACCTTTATTGATTGTCTCAATTGAAGGATGGATAGCTTCACTTAAAGCTAGGGCTGTATTATTTAAATGAGCTTTAAGAGTTTGTTTGGCATTATTTAAACCTAAATATGTATCAACAATAGTATTAGTATAATTAGAAAGCTTTTCTACAAAAGCATCATACTTATCCTGGTCAGCTTGATTATCAAATTTTCTAGTAAATAAAGTATCTAAAGAATAATCTACTGTGATATTATTAGCTTGTCTGAAAGCTTCTATTTCTTCCCTAACTTCATTTGAAATATTGTTTTGTTCTAACTCAATATCAGATATACCATCTTTAGCTGAAAGTTTTTCCATAGCTAAAGTCATAATATTACTAATATTAGGCTTAGATTTATTTAAATCATAAGTTTTACTTAAAGACTCTATTTGAGTTTTAGCTTTTAATATTTGAAGCTTAGTTTGAGTATCAACACTAGGGCTAGCTTCTAATTTATCTAAAGCTTTTTTAAATTCATCTTGTATTCCTCCTCTAAAAGATTGTACAATTAAGTTTTGGAACATAGCTTTTTCAGCTAGTTCTGCTTCTTTGTTTTTTCCTTGAGCTTTAAGACTATCTATTTTTAATTTTTGTTCACTAATACCAAAGCCATCTACAGAATTTAGATTTATAATATCATTAATTTTTTCTGGATTAGCAGTTTTTAAAGCATCAATAGTATTTCTTATAGCAGTTCTGCTTTCTATATAATTTCTAGTTCCAGAAAAAGTACTATCAGTAACTCCTGGAAGTCTACTCATAATATTCAATCCAGTTAAAGAAGGAGTTTCTCTATACTTAGTTACTCTTTCTAAAACAGCTTCTTGCTTAACTTTTTCAGCTTTTAACTCATTAACTTCTTCTATAGCTTTATTATATTCAGGTGTTCCTTTATATTCTTCAGAAGGAGTTTTGCTTTGAATTAATTTATCTAGCTGAGGTAATCTAATAAGAGCCTCACTTTCCTGATTTTTTAGGTCTTCAATTCTTTTTGTAATTAAGTTGTTATAACCTAATTTAGCATAAGTTTGAACATTACCTCCCAATCCAAAACCAGCAGTCATTAATAATGTTTGAGCAGCTATATCTATATTAGCTTGAGTATCAAACATATCAATAAATTCTTTAGGGTCTGCTGCTATGATAGAGTTCATACCTGCTGTTACATACTCTTCAGCAACCTCTTCAGGCATAGAACCTATGACTCTAGCCCCATTAACATTAAGTTTTCCTGTAACATTATTAAGGTTTTTATAAAATCTACCAGGCTTAGTTCCTGTAAATTTATAATCTATTTTATTAGCAACTCCTTGAATACCTGTAGTTAACTTGTTTACTCCTGGAATTTTACTCAAGCCTTTTCCAATTCCTCCTAGTATTTTCATACCATAAAGTTCTGCTAAATTTTCAGTAGCAGTATGAGCAAAACCTAAAGTCTCTGCCTCTAATATAGAAGCAGGTTTAAAAGTAGCTAACTCTTCATTTAAAGAATGTTCAGCTAAAGAATTTTCTTCACCTAACTTTACTTTTAGGTAAGATAATCTTTCTTGCTCTTCTTGAGTAAGTTCTTTTTTATTTTCTAATTTATTTTTTTCAGCAGTATAAACATGAGCAGTTTGTTTATAAACTTCTGACATATAATCATAAAGTTTATCTTTAACATAAATGTTAGTAATATTACCCTGGTCATCCCTTTCAATGTGAGACCCTTTCATTAATTCTTGATTAATAAATTGAGGGTTCATTTGATTTTGAATAGCAAAAGTTGTAGCTAAGTTTCCAGCTTTTACTCCACTAGCTGCAACTCTTCCTGCTAGTTTGCTTCCTGTGGCTCTTAAGGTTTTAGTTGCAGCAGATAAAGCTGTACCTTCTCCTAAACCAACAGCAGCACCTAGTCCTTTAGCTACTTGACCTCCTACAATCATATCTCTGATAAAACCTACAGAGTGCATTGTAGAGTCTACAGTATTATAAGACCATTTTTGTTTATCTGATAGAAAAGAGCTATCTTCATCTAATTTACCATAGACTTCAAGTAAACCTTTTTCTTGGTCAGATAAGTTTTCAAAACCTTGCTCACTAGCCCTATTATATAAGTCATCTTTAAAAGCAAAGTTAAAAACATTATCTACTAAATCTGAATAAGGTCTGTAAGTACCTTCTTCATTAGTTCTCACAGTAACTCCACCTAACTTTCTAAAGAAAGCATCAGAACCATCTTCTCCATTAACATAAGCTTCTAATTCTCTTTTCTTATCTACAGCTTGGTCTTTAAGGTTTTTTATTTTCCATCTTTCTGTTAAAGATAAATCCCCTTCACTTAACTGCATATCAAGATTCATGGAAATTAATTCCCAATCATAAGCTTTGGCTTCAGCTATAGGTTTGTAGAAAGTATCTCTTTGAGTTTTAAGCTTTTGATACTTTACTCTATCTTCAGGTTTCATTTTATTTTCAGGGTTCACAAAAACATTATGAACATTAGCAAAAGCATTAGAAATACTTTCATCTACCCATTTAAAAGGATTGCTGAAAAATTTAGTATCAGTACTAGCTCCATCCCATAAGAAAGGGTCTTCTAGTTTTTTAATTTCTTTATTAATGCCCTCTAAGTTGGCATTATCTTTTACAGTAAGAGCTAATTGTTTTTTCTGCTCTTTAATCATTCCTAATTGTTGAGCAGCTTCACCTTTTAATACAGGAATTGGAGAAACAGATTTTCCTGATATAGGGTCTGTTACTAAAGTGTAATTATCTTTATTTTCTTTAAGAGCTTTTTCTTGGCTATCTAAATCCTTAATAGAATTTTCTGTAGTTTCAAAAGTAACTTTATCTTCTAAAGCTGCTTCTTTAGCTTCTTCAGAAAGAGCATAACTAGTAGCTTTTCTTTCATTAGAAGAAATTTTTAAGTAGTCAAGAATTTCAGGAGATATATTATCTGTGTTCTGAGAAGATTGTAGTTCTTCATTATCTAAAGTTGGGTTTTCAATTTCAAAAGGTTCTATGATATTTTGATAACCACTTTTAGCTTTATTATCTTCAACTCTTTTATTTAGAAAGTCAAAGATTGAACTTGTTTTTTTTCCACCACTCATAGTAAAATATTTTTACAAATATAGTGAAATTATCTTTCTGCAAAATTAATTTTGAATATTTCTAATTTTTGTTCAGGAGCAAGTATCTCATGCTTAGTTCCATTAGCTTCAATAACAAAAGCCCTATCTCCTTCAGTAACTAAGGTAGAACCTTGAGGACCTTTAGATACAGTTTTACCTAAAGTTTTTAAATTAGTTCTATTCATAAAATTTCTGAATTGTAAGTCTTCATAATTATTTTGTACATAATTATCTACAGAAGGTATTTTTATTTTATCTGTAGGTATTAACACAGGAAGTCTATAGTCTCCTATCTGCATATTCATTCCATAGTTAGACCTTCCAGAGTTATCTAGAGCTTGAGCTAATCCAAAAGTCTTTTCATCAGGAACTACTCCAACTTCTTTACCATTATATCTTGTAGTGTATTTAGTTTTTTCTTCTCCATTTTCACTCACTATAAGAGGTTTTATAAGTTCTTCTTGCATTAAAGATTGTACACTTAACATACCACCTGGAGCAGTTTTGTAATACACTTTATGAGATTTTCCATTCTTAGTAACAGTTTGAACTAAACCAGAAGGAGTTGCAGTTTTACCTCCAACCTTATGTCCTTGAGGTACATAGATAACTTTATCTCCATTATCTTTTTCAAAAGTTAAGAAGCTACCTTTTTGAGTTTGGTCCACATTAAAAACTAAATCATCAAAATTTTGTACAATTTTTTCTTGAGCATCTTTAATAGTTTTAGGGTCTACTCCTACTTTATCTAAAGTAACTGTAGTAGTTACTACATTGTTTTTTCCTAAAGAATTATTTTTTGTTAAGTACTCATTATAAAGACCTTTAGTATCTTTATTTAACCAACCCTTTAAAGTAGTGTTGATAGTTTTACCTTTACTTTTCTTAGCCCACTCTGTAAAGCCTTGAGCTTGAGCATTTATGAAGTTCTTTTGAGTTCTTAATGCAGTATATTGATTTTTTAAAACTTGAGCAGTACCAGGTTCAGCCTTAGCTAAAGCTGTTTCAATATCATGAGAATTACCTTTAAGTATTCTTTGACCTATAGTAGATTTAGGGTTAATACCTGATGCACTTAAGATTTTACCATAAGTTCCTTCTAGAGCATCGTTAGTAGTAGTCAGAATTTTATCAAAACTTTCTGCTGAATTAGAGCCTACTTGAAACACATGCTCATAAACAGAGCCTACTATTTCTACATCCTCTTTTTTATCTTCTCTAGCCCAACCTTCTTTAGTTAACCAAGGTTGGTCTGTGTGTATAGTATCTGAAGTTTTAATTTTAGAGTACTGCATATTAGCTATGGCAGCACCTATATTTTTCCCATACCAATCTGAATTTACACCAGTTAAATTTCCTTTTTCATCAAAACTTACTGACTTACTTAAGTCAGTATTTTCAAATCCTTCTAAACCTAACTCTCCTCTTCTATTTACTGCATTTTGAATATCTTGATGAGCATTGAAGTATTGTTGATAAGCTGTAGCTATTTTTTCTGGAGAAAGTATTTCTCTACTTTGTTTATTTCTGTAGATATATCCATCTCCTCCTTTAGTGTCTTTTTCTTTTTCCCATTCATTAGCAGATAACTTATTTTTTATAAAGTCATCTACAGTATGGTTTAATTGATAAGTTTGTCTCAAATCTGGTTTACCCTTTCCTGTACCTATAACATTATCAAACTGTAAACCTTGGGCATAAGATTTTTTCAAGCTTTCTATTTCAGCTTGAGCATAAGCAGGGTCCTCTTTATGTAAATCCTGAATTTCTTTAATCTTGGATAAAATACTTGTATTATTTTGTTCCATTAAAGCTATCTCTCCTCCTGTATTCCAAGTACTGTCTATGTCTCTGCTTAATTTTCTTATAGCAGAACTGTACTTGTTATACTCCATAGGATTTTTTCTGATACCTTCAACTATCTCATTTACTTTAGCTTCTTTTTCTTGAATGATTTGTTTAGCTCTAGGTAAATCAGACTCATACACCTTAGCTGTAAGTTTACCAAATAAGTCTACAGCAGCAGTTATTTCACTATCTAATGCTTTATCTTTTGCTTGCATGACTTGTCCCATCATTTGATAAGGAAGTTGGAACATTTTATCATCAATAAAAGTAGGTGTACTTGTCTTATAAAATCTTGCCATAATTATGTAGTAGGTTTAGCTTCAAGCTCTCCTTTAGCATTTACATTAAAATATTTACTCATTTCATTTAGAAGGTTCAAATATACAGGATTTTTTAAGATGTCATTAATATCTTTACCTGTTTGTTGTAAACCTGTACCCATAGTAGCTATGTCAGTAGCTTTTTGTGTATAGAAATTATCTCTATCTTGTCTGTCAGCTAAATCTCTTTGTTGTTCTCCAGTCATAACTACTTGGTCTTGAGTAGCTTCTAGTTGAGTTTTTTGACTAAGAACATCAAACATAGCTTTTGCAAATTGGTCATTTACTTGACTATCTGCTTCATTAGCCCCTAAGTCAACTGCTAAATCTCCTGCTCTTAAAGTATTAATACCTCTAGCTGAATTTCTTAAAGCTCTTTTTGAACCTTGTGCTTTACTATTTACTCTATTAAGATTACTAGCTTTTTGCCCTGCTATATAATCCATTTGCATTTCATTAGTTTTTAAAGCATCTTTTCCAAAATCTTTAAAGGCATTTATATTAGGGGTATCTCCTGCTCTATTTTCTAGAGTATTTTTCATTGGACCAAAAGTAGAAACTAAGTTTCCTATTAATCCTGTAACATCTCCTGCTGTAGGGGAAGGTAAGTTACTTTTTCTTTTTAAAGGTGCATCTGGAGCAATAACATCTTCAGTTACTGCCATACTGTCATCTAATTTATCTGCATTAGGAGATAGAGGTGCTGGAGCCTCTACAGTAGGGTCAATAGGAGCTTTACCTAAAACTCCTAAAGCTATATCATCTACAGCATCACTATTTGCTATAGATTTATTTACTGAATCTGTTTGAGCCTGCTCATTAGCAAAGATAGAATCAGTTCCTTGTATAGCAGAGTTGAGTCTGTTACCAGCATTGTTAGCCTTTCTTAAAAGATACTGAGCTACTAAGTTATTAGTAACATCTTCATCAGTTAAAGTACCGTCTCCTCCTGTTCCATTAGCATAAGTCTGTACTCCTTTTTTACCTGTACCCATAGCAAAGTTCTGAAGACTTTCAAAAATATTAGCCATTTCTTGAAGAGCTAAATCTTGTTCTTCTTCTTTTTCTAAAGACTCTTTTGTTCTTTTAGCAGTATTTGCTATAGCTTTGTCATTATGAACTAAAAGTTTTTCTATATTAGATAGTTTGGTTTCTCTAGCTTTTTTTCTATCAGCCATAGTTTTACCATTCTTTTTAATCCTATCTGAAAAGATTAAAGTTCCTGGAGGAACTTGTACATTCACTCCTCCTGATTCATGCTTGTTTCCTTGAAGTTCTACAGGCATTCCTTGAGGAGGTTCTACAATTTCTCCTCCTTCAGCATTAATTTTACCTTGGGCATTAGAGCTTCCATTAGCAGCAGTTTCAGGAGTAGCTTCTCCAGTAGTAGGTGTCCCAGATTTAGCTACTCCTTGTAAACCTGCTGTAAGTAACTGACTAGCAATAGCTGTTATAGGTAAACCTATATTACTATTTGCCATAGCTTCAGCTTCAGCTAACATTATGTTGTAATCTGCCATAGTTTCAGAAGGAGATTCTAAGTATCCTGCTGCTCCTGTACCATTAGCATATTTTTTATATTTTCTCATTTATCTTTATATATTAAAGATTGGTATTTACTATCTTTCAGAGACTTTTTTATCTTGCATAGAAAAGTTCATAATTAGTTTTACTTGGTCAAAGTTATCAAATATTAATCTAACTACCAAAAACTTATCTCTTAAACTTTCTTGTTGAGTCCAGTCTTTACTTAAGTTAAATCCATTAGGATTAACTATTTTATCAATATAATAATCATCTTGAAGTTGTTTATAATCTTTTATAAACATAGGAACATTATTACTTGTTCTATAATTTCTAAAAGAATTTACAGTCCAATCTCTTTCATTTCTATCAATAATAATAGTACCTTCAACATTTTTCAATTGATTATAGATATAATTTAAAGCAGTATTATCTTTTACTGCCATTTGTAAAATACCTGTCATTTGATGAGTATTGTAAGCTAATATTTTATTGTAAGTTATATTAGGTACATCTCTATACTCCTGTTGTACACTATCAAATATTTTAGCTTCTGTTTGGAACATAGCTCCATCATAAACTTTTGTAGCTAAAGGGTTGACATTATCTACATATTCAATAATATGAGGATAGAAAGTACCAAAGAAAGTCAAGTAATGATTAGGTCTATTGAACCTGTAAATTTGTAAATCTCCTTGTCTCCAAGCATACCATCTATTTTCTAGAGTAATATAAAAGTCAGGGATATAACTATGCCAGCTTATCCATTGTTTATCTTCTAAAGAGAAAGACACAGTATGCCCTCTTTGATATTTTTCTAGGTCTAAAGGTACTCCTTCAATTTCTTGTGTAGAGACTTGAGGTAAGTAAGTGATAATAGTAGTTTCAGTAACTTCTACTTGGTCTGCTAGGATTTGCTCCATATCTACTTGAAATTGACAAGGAGATATAATTTCTGAGGAAGCAGGGCATTCTGTAGTAGCTTCAGTACCTAAATCATTCTTATTAGATTTTACATACCAATTGTATTTTTCAAGTCCAGGGTCTCCAACCCCATCTACTAAAGCACTATAAGGATTATCTAATAAAGAAGTTTTAATAGTAGACCATTGAGTAGGAGTGTATGCTGAGTTAACTTCTAAATCATTTACTTCTGTAAAAGTGTAATCTCTACCTTTTACAGCAGCTAAAGAGTGTTGTAGAAAAGCTACTCCAGCACTAGTTGTCAATCCTGCTGTTATAATAGGGTAATTGATACCCACAAAACTATCAAAACTAGGGTATACTACATTTATAAAATTATCATAATCTGCTCTATAAGTAGCAGTAGGACTAGCTAAAGAACTTTCTATACCTACTCCATGATATAAAGGGTCTGCTTCATTAACAAAAGTTAAAACTAATACATTTCCTCCAGGAGGAATTAAAGAAGGAAAGTTTAACCATCTTTCAGTATCATCATTAATATGAGTTAAAGTCCCTGCAAAACCTGTGCTAACTATATCATCAAACCAAGCTTGAACTGACTCTCTAATAGTATCTAACTGTACTAAATCAAAAGAACCTGAAGTATCATAAAAAGCATATACATCAGTATCATCAGGAATAGTAGTTATGATTTGTCCTGTAGTTTCTCCTTTTAGATATTCTGTTTTTATAAATTTTAATTTACAATCAACTATACCTACATAAGTATAACCTTCTAGAGCTTGTTCAGCTACTATGTCAGCTATATTATCAAAGTACACAGGTTCAAGACCTTCATCACAAACTATTGCACCTTCAGGTAATTCTTCTTGAAAAGAAAAGTCTTTTTTAGTTACAATAAATCTTTCTCTAGTACTATCATAAGCTGAGATATATCCTATACCTAATCTATTAGAAGGATTGTCATTGTAAGGATAATTTTCCTTATTAGCAGTATAGTATTGTTTCTCTACTCCAAAATCCATACTCTCTCCAAAGAAAGTGTTCATACCTATATCACTAATAGGTTGTAATCTTTCTCCATTGAATAAGTACCATTTTCTTTCTCTGTGACAAGGAAATAGAATACCATGTTTAGTTTTAAGTCTACCCCATTTATGTAAATTTCCTGCTGAACTATTAGTATCATCTACTATTTTTCTAGGAGGAATATTGAAATATTCTCCTGTACCAATAAAAGAAATAATATTTCCTGTTATTCTTTCTTGGAAATTTTGAGGATGATGCCACAAAGCTTCTTCTGTATGAATGTACAGAGAATTTTGTATTCTAAATATATCTGTTATTTTACCTGTGTTACCTTCTAAGTCTTTATAATTATTAGGTAGGAAAGTTCTAAAATTATCAGTCAACTCTTCTTGAAAAGATTGTAAAGACCAATGCCATCTTTGTGGAAAATCTTCACTACAGTCTGAACAACAATCATACTCTAAAGGTAAGTGACTGTAAATTTTTTGTCTATTTCTTCTAAGGTAATCAGGATTAATCTCATAAACTTCAGCTAAAGCTAGACCTACATAAGCTCTACTTTGTTTTCTATTATAATCAAAATAAAGAAGTTTCTTTACCATGTGATTATCTAAAGTAGTAGTTGGAGGTATATCTCTAGAACCTACAGAATTAATTCCAAAGTATTCTCTGTTCCATTCTGGAGCAGTTGTACCTAACTCAGAATTTCCAGGAGCATTAAGAAAGTCAGGAGTATTATCTGTAGCCCCTTGTCTAACATTCATATTAACTGCTGATTCAAACCATAAGTTTAAGCATTCCCCTAACCATTGAATTTCATCATCAGAAGGGTTTTTAGCAAAACCTCTTTGTTGATTACTAACAGGGTCTGTATCAAATTTTAAATAATCATCAGCAATAGTTTCTCTAAGACCTTCTTTATAAAGTTGATTGTAAGCTCTATTCCAAGCATCTTGTTTAATACCTGACATAATTAAGTAAGATGCTCCTCCTACTAATAGACCTATTCCTGCTGTTCCTATAGCTATAGCAGCAGGAGCTGAAAAACCTAAAGTAAATATAGTTAAAGCTACAGCAGCTATAACTAATATTGCACCTACTATAAAATTTAAAGCATTAGTCTTACCTTTTCTTTTCTTTATTCTATTATCATAGAAAATACTGTTTACATATCTCATAGGAGCTATGTAGCTATCTCCATTAAAAATAGAAGTACTGCTAGTTGGTCCACTAAAGTAATGAGGATTTTTACTTTCTTTGTAGTAAGGAGTTAATCTAAAATTAGAATAAGGGTTTGCATTATCTTTTAAAAAGTAAACATAAGGTAAAGAGTTTACAATAGGAAAAGTAATATTATTATTTAAAGAGAAAATACCTGTTTTATTATCACAACCTAAATTAAAAACATCTACTCCTGCATTATCAGAATCTAATATAATTTTATCTGCTAAGGCATCTAGGTAAAAAGTCTCTTTTATATCTGAAGGTAGTATAGAAAAACCATCAGTAGTAATATGATTAGTAATGTTATCTCTAGTTTTAATTTGAATAGACCATCCATCTGGGTCACTTTCTCCTCTCTTATGTTTTCCTGATACATAACTAGTACCATCCATAACATCATTTATCTTAGTTCTACTGTAAATAGTTTCTACCTTATTTACTTTACCTTGTTGTATGATAGAACTAAATCCTGTATATTTTCTTTGATTAAACTTAAATTCAGGGTTTATGAAATTAAGAATATCTTTTTTGATTAAAGTTTCATCTTCAAATTGAGGCATTAAAAGACCTGCTGAAACAAAGTTTTTATTTGTTACAGTTGAAGTTAATACAGCACTATCTAATACTGTTTTTTCTTCTTCAGTTCTTTCATTTCTAACTATGTAGTAACCTATAATTTCATTACCTCCTAGTTCATCAGCATTAGGTAATTGAATATTAGAGAATTTTATACCAAATACTTTACCTACATATAAATCTTCAGTATACTCACTTAAAGCATCTATTACATTAATTACATAAGTCAATCCTTTAGGAGAAACATCAGAAGTAAAAGTTAAAGTAACTGGGTCCCAAGTTCCTGAAACAGTTATTCCTTCTTCTTTAATAGAGGTTATTACAACATTAGTTCCTACAATAGAATTTGATAAAGCATTGTAAGTAATACTTGCTGTAGCATCTCCTGCCCATTCATCTGGGTCAACTAAACTAATAAAAGAATCAGGATTACCATCTTCAGTATATAATACTTCTACATCAAAAACAGGTTCTTCAGTAGGAATACAACCTGGGTCATAACCTACTTCTCCTTCTGGAATACACTCAACAGGAGTATCAATAGTTCCTGTAGCTACTATATTTATTTTTTTAAACAGAGTAGTTAAAGTTAAGCTATCTGCTTTTTGAACTAAAGGTATATTGTAATCTGTTCTTAAAGGAAATTTATGATGTCTTACTACCTCATCTTTTAAAGATTGATTTTGAGAATCTACTCCCCAATAATCTTCTCCATTACAAGAGTCATTATCTATATAAGTAGTATCTGCACTTGCATTATTACTACTCATAGGGTAGACATTATCTCCTGTAGAGAACATAGTAGTAGTAGGTACACTTGGATTTCTACCTGGAATATGGTACACAGGAGAAGTAGTGTTATCTTTGAAAATATAAACTATACCAAAAGAGTAAATTTCTCCTGGCATATAGCCCATACCATCAATATGTGCAGTAGGAAATTTAGAATTACTTTCAATATTTTGATTTAAGACAACATCTTTAGTTACCATGTCAGCAGTAATCAAACTAGCATACTTTTGTAATTTACAGTAATTAATTTGTTTACCTTTAACTTCTCCTAATATTAAAATATTTTCTAGTTGTTCAATATGATTAGCTGAGTCTATTAAATTGTTGAAAATAAGGACTTCATTTTCTTCTCCTATAGTTTCAAAATTTTTACCTGTGTAAGTAAAAATATTGTTTTGAGTAGATATTTCAGAAGTATATTTAGTTTCTGATACTTGACCATTTCCTGCATTAGCTTCTATAATAGCTAATCTATAAAAAGGAAAACTTAAATCTAAATTATCTAAAGCTATTCTAATAGCCTTATCAGTTGGACCAAAATCTTGATAAGTTTGTACAACAGAAGTACTACCTCTTACATCTCTAAAAGGTAATGCTAGATTACTGTTATAAATATTTACAGTTTCTGTACTAGTAATAAATTCTGTAGGATTTAAATCTTCATCTAAATATTGAATAGCAAAATTATAAGAGCCTGGAAGAAGAGAACCTTGACCATCCAAAGCTTCTACAGAAATAAACTCTGGTATAGTTTTGTAGGTCTTAAAAAGATTAAATTTTTCAATGTCCCAATTACCTAAATCATCTTTAAACTTTTCAGGTCTATCAATTACAAATGCTCTAGGTTTAGGGTCTACCCAATAAACAGTTCTTTCACAACCTCTCCTTAATCTATAAGTAGCATCTATTTGCTGAGAAGTTTTAAAATTAAATTTAGTATCTTGGTCAGTATCATCTACAATTACTTCAACATTACACTCTCTGTCAGCAATAGCTATTATACTATTACCTAAAGAATCTACTAGAAAGAGTAAAGTATTCTGGTCTCCTATGTAAACTTTACCTATAGGAGTAGCATTGAAAGGTAGGTTGTAGCAAGGTTCATTACTATTTTCTATTGCTCTTCCTCCTCCATCTCCTTCAAGAGTTTTATTAACTGTATTTAAAGCAAACCTAAGAGTATTGCTAGGTTGATTAACAAGATTGTTATCAACATTCAATCCTCCAGGTTGTATTACTTTATCTTCTCCTTTATCTTTTTCCATATTTATCTTCTATATCCAAAGTTTCCTGATAAGTTTCTAAATCTATTTCTTCCATCAGGGTTATTAAAAGGTCTTTCTTCCATAGTACCTAATTTACCAAAGAAACCATAATACCTGTTTTGTCTTGGTAATAAGTATTTACTCTGTTCCATTAGATTTTGATATTGGTCTGTACCAAAAGGCATTTTAGACTTATTCTTAAATTGCTTGGCATACTTTAACCAATGAGCTTCAGCATTTTCAGCTAATTGACAAGAGCCTTCTCTATGATTATAACATTCTGTTTCTTTAGTTTTCCAAGCTAGATAATAAGTTATAGCAGTTCTAGCTGATATATCATCTGGAACCATAGGATAACCTGTCTCTGCATCTACTTTTTGTTTTAAGTAAGCTAAAGCTATAAAACCTTTTTCAAAGTTAAATCTTAACTCATCTCCTACAATAGTATATTCATCTTTAGAAGAACTATATAGGTTAGGACTATCTTCTAACTTACAAACTAAGGTATTAAAAAAAGTATGATTAGCTAGTCTAACAGGAGTCCAACTTCTTTGAAAATAACTGCTACTTGCCCATTGTAAATACTCATATTGTAAGTCAAAATAAGGTCTATAATAAGCTACCTCAACATCTCCTATCAAATTACCTTGACAATCTACAGGAACTAAGTTGCTATTATCTCCACAACAAGAACTACAAGCTTCTACTAAATTTTCTACAATTACTTCAGTATTACAAGAGACCTCTTTTTCTGAGACCCAACTATTGTTTTTAGCTATTTGAATGATATGATGTAAACCATTAGGTAAACTAGCTTGGTAATTAGATACTTCTAAAAAAGCAATACTCTCTTCTGAATTAGAAGATACTCTTATAGCTTCAAGAGCTTCTCCAATCCATTCAATAGCATCTGCTTCATTAATACCTAATCCTCTAAAGTCTCTATGGTATTTAGCTAAAATAGAATCAACAGTTATATACTGAAATCTTTGCATATTATTTTAATTTATCTGCTAAAGTTAGATTAGCAGGTTCTTGGTAAGTCATAGGATTTTCAGTTGAAAACCAAGTTTCACTATAGTAATCATAATTGTTACTATCATCATCTTTAGCTCTCCACTTTATATCATAAGATTTTTTAAGTAAAAAACCATTCTTTATCTGTTCTACAGATACTCTAGTTTCTTTACTTATAACAGTTGCTCCAGGAGGTAATTTGAACTCCTTTACAGGTTCAAATGTAGCTGATTTTAAAGTCTCTTTCATAATTATTCAAAAGTTACAATTTCAAAATATGTTTTAAATAAAAGTCCATTTTGAGAAACATAAGCAGTATTATAAGTATTTAATACTGCTTGTGCTGTATTAAATACTGTAGTAGAAAAATTACCTGCAAAATTTTGAGCTGCATTACTTACACTTTTAGCAGTAAATATACTATCATTTGCTGTAACTCTAAAATTACCTATTCCTTGATAAGTCCAAACAAAAGTTGCTCCTGTAGTATTCTCTATTTCTTCTACTACAGTAGGAGCATTAGTTCCATTTTGAGTTAATAATACTCTATATACTTTAGTGCTTATTGTAGAAGAGTTACCTGAAGAAGCTATTTTAAGCTTATGATATAAATCTACTACTCTACCTTCTATTTTTTTAATTCTAGTTTCAAGTGTTTTGTCCATCTTATCTATTTTTAATGTAAAATTCTTTACCTTGTTTAATTGCAAAATGTGCTGCTCTCTTTTTCTTTCTGACTATTCTCAAAGAATATACAGACTTGTTTTCTATAGCTACTCTGTTTTTAGACCAATAGTATTTGTAACTTACTCCTGAAGTTTCTTCATTAAGACAAAATACTAATTTCTTTGTTAATCTAGCTTCTTCATTACTCTCCCAAAGTTTCTTAGTTTCTTGCCAATTAGGAGGTAAAAGAGGTACACCTTTATCTGAAAACCTAAGTTTCTTTTGAGTACCTACAATACTTAAAGTACCTAATTTAGCTGGAAGTGTCACTTCTTCTCCTTCAAGCACTTTATCTAGTAAAAATTCTCTGTACTCTTTTCCTATTAATAGATAAGTTTTTATATCTATTGGATTAGTACTTACTTGTTTGTACAATTTATAAGATGCTCTTGTTCCTACTTCTGTTTTCTGCATTATTTTTCAATAGTATCATTATGTATATCTTGCTTTTGCTTTGCAAAATCTGTAACTAATTCTTCTCTAGCCATTTGAATAACAGGCTCTAATAAATCTCCATCAATAGCAAACTCTACTAAATTATAATCTCTACAATCTTGACAGTCTGTACATTCTTCTTCACAAAAACTAGGGTACTTAGCTGCTTCAATTAAATCTTCAGGTAAGAATTTAATCTTAATTATTCCAGGAGATTTTTGTACAGGAAAGTATAAGTGACTATTTTCAATAATATACTTAGGATTTTTAGAAGTATATTTATTTCCTTTATTATATAAAAATTCCTCTCTAGTAGCTTCAGCTATAAGTTGAGAGTTATCTATAGTAATAACAAAAGAAATAAGGTGTTTATTTAAATCAGTCAAAGGTTTAGGTAGAGGATATTTTGTTCTCCAAATATCACAACCTAAGGAAGTTAAGCATGAACATTCATGGGAAGGCACTTTTATTAACTCAACACAAGGGAGAACTACAAAGTTCCAATCACTTATTTTTTGATGCTTTCTAGCTTGTTGAGTTATAAGTACTTGTCTACAAGACACAAGTTTATTATAGATATGTCTAGAAGATAATCTACTGTCATCACTTTGAACTCCCCCATTATAAAGGGATTTAATTCTTTGTATAACTTCTCCTATTAGCATCTAAATAAGTATTAAGTTTTTCTGAACAATCTTTTAAGTCATACATTTTATAATTACCATCCATTTCTAACCAGATGATTAATAGTCTTCCTACATGTATACCTAGTTGCTCTAGTAATATTTTATAAAAAGATAATTGTAAAGTGTAATGACTATAAGGAGAATCTAGCATATCTTCAAAAGGAGATAGCATTTTCTTTTCTTTATAGTTTTTAAACAAATCTTTATTGGTCTTATAATCTGCAATTATATAATACCCATTTTTAGTATCATAAAAAAGTAAATCAGAAGTTCCTGGAAATAAGTACTTAAAATGATACATCTTAAGTTCTACAGATACAGGAATAATCCCTTCAGGTTTGTCTCTCCAAAACTTTTCAACAGCTTGTTCTTGAGGACATTGAGCTGTTCCAATTAAAGAAGAATCAAAAGGGTATCTTTCAGCAAAGCTATGAACTCTATGTCCTCTTTCTTTGGACTCTTCATTATTCTCTTTCCACTCTTGTAAAATTTCTTCTCTGCTTTTACCTGTTTTAGCTATAGTCATTTCAACAGCAGCATCTTCAGGAAAAGGTTCATAAAAATCTTTAATTAAAGATGAAACTGAACCTTTTAAAGGTTTACCTTTTATACTATAAATATGCTCACTTTCATTGAAAGTTAGGTCTTTAAAGTTTTCTTGGATATTACTTATTACTGTTTGCATATTGCAAATGTAAGTAAAAATATTATTCTTCTACTTCTTTCTTAATTTTTTTTACACCTCTTACCATTCTCATTAAAGCTGCACCTAAATCATATCCAGCTCTAGGTAGGTTCTCTTTAAAAACTGACCAAAGTTCTGTAATAATACAAAACCCTATTACTATAATAGTTACTGTAAATTCTCTATGAGATATATTTGAAAATTGAAAACTCTTAATAAAGAATATACTCTGTATTAAGTAAATACTTAAAATGAATAAACTATAGGTTAAACCTTTAACTACAGATTTTCTAAGTTTTTCACTACTTATAGTCCTACCTAAAATATAAATATTATCTAAGATTTTACCCCAAAAAGATTTAGACTTTTCCTTTGTACTTTTCCTTTTAGTTTCTATATAAGAAGCATAGACTCCTGTTATAAAATCTAATACAAAAGCTCCTGATAAAAGAAGTAAAGCTTGAGAAGTTGTACTCAAAGAAGTCAAAGTTATTATAATAGGTAGAGCCATTAGTGTTGTCATGGGCTTACTAAAAACTACTTTAGCAGTTATAAAGATTTTAAGCATACAAGTTTCTAAAGTTAGAAAGTCATTCATAAGTTCTGTAGTTACTAATTCTCTAACAAAATTAAAATTTAATTTCATAACAAACAAGTAATAATATTAGTTTTATTATTAAAGGTGCAATTGCTCCTCCATAGCTGCCAAAGTTTACATCTGTTTGACTAAAAGGTACACCTTTTTCAGGGTCCATCTTTTTGTTTTCTCTATGCCAATTTATTCCATAAGTAATAAAAGCTCCTATGAATATTTGATAAAGTAAAGGAGTAGTTTCTAAGTGAGACATAAAAAGAAGTCCAGCTATAATAGGCAAAGCTATTGCTAAACTTAAAAAGAAATGTAAATAGTATCTTTCTGTTTTAAATTCTGGTTTAAAGAAATATTTAATATCAGTAAAATACTGAATTATGCCTTTTAATACAGGTATACAAGCTGAACAGGTTATTTCTACTTTTTTCATAATTTTTCTATTAAAGAGTTATATTTTAATCTGATTAAATTTCTACTTTCTTCTACTTCTAAAGGTACTTCTTCTCCTGTATCTATTCTTCTAATATAGTACCAGTCAGTCAGTTTTAATTCTTCATACTGAAGTTTCTTAAGTTGTTGTATTTCTTCTTCTTTTATTTCTTGTATCTCTTCTTCTGATAAAATATCTGCATGTTCAACTACCCCTTCATTTTCAAGGTAATTTATATACTCTTTATACTCTTGAGTACTTTCATCTTGAGAAAGCAGATTAATATGATTATCTACAATTTTGACAATGTTCCCTAACTTAGATATTTTATATTCCATATTTTTAATTTATTAAATAACTACCCATAAAATCTATTCCAACAATTGATGCATTTGCATTATTTGTAACCCACCATCTTAAACATAATGGTGTTGATGATGAGGGTAATTCTGTAGAAATTATTCTAACATCAACATCTGTTGTATTTAATCTATATGTTGTTATTTCTACAGAAGTAGAAGACAAACTTCTTATTCTTGCTAAATATAAATCTGTTGATAACGTATTTGCTGGAAAATTTGAACCTAAATCAGTAACAACGGCAATTCCTGCATTGTCATTATGTATAATACTCCAATTATTTGATGTTGATAATCTACAAAATCCTATTGTATTTAATAAGGTATTAGGTTCAACGTTTGTTTGAACACCGTTTGAGTTACTTATACCTACAAAACTTCTAATTCCAGAAAGATTCGCATTTTCATTACTTCCAAATTTTATATAAACATCAAATCCACTATTTAATGAGAAGTAATTTGGGGTTTGTCTAGTTTGAGCTACATTTCCAGCAACCGCTGTTGTTAATAAACCTAAAGAAGGTGTTCTTGTATATAAATTTGTATCTGAAAAATTTCTAGTAGTAGCTCCATTTATAGAATAAGCTATACCAGCAAGGGTTTGTGGCGTAGCATTTCCAAAAAGAGGAACAACTATGTATTTATTTTTTACAACAAATTTAGGTTCATTATCATTGTTATTTAACCAAGCATTAAAAATTGGGTCAGTTTCTGATAATAAATATCCTACACTTGCATGATTACCCCATCCAAAGGAGGTGTTCCAATTTGAAATATTTGTATTAGATATTGAACCAGCAGGACTTGCTGTAAATATAGGGTCTGTCTCAGCAGGAACTTGTCCTAAAGTTATATAGTTGTTAGGGTTACTTGCTGGGTAATAAGCATTTAAAGGATTTGTAGCTAACCAGGATTGGAATATAGGGTCTGTTTCACTAGTTAAAAATCCTGATAAAGGATTTCCAGCTAACCAGGTAGTAAACAGAGGGTCTATTTCTTCTGTGATACCTCCTCCTAAATTATCAGGTTTATTTCTAATAAAAGAAGGTCCTTCTGTAGCTAACCAATCTGCTTGTTCTTGAGATAGTAACCAACCTTTTCCTAACAGTTCCCAATAGAAAGTATTGGTAGGAACTATTCCATCATTAGGACTTTTACACTTGTATACATTTCCTTGATACCAAACAAGAGTACCTACAGTATATCTTGTTCCTGTACTATTGACATGTTTATTTGACCATTGAGTTGCAGCCAATGCAAAGCTTAGTAGACACTCTACTTTCTTCTTTAACCAATCTAATAGTTTCTTATCATTCATTTTAAAAAAAGCTCTTTCAGTAATACTCTGTCACTATCACCTAAAAATTAAATTTTTCAGTAGTATTCTGTTAAGTACCTCCTCAATAATATTTTCAGCGGTTCTCAATCATTATCACCTCAGAGTTTTATTTTATAATTATACATGTCTAAATCTTATAAAGCTGTCTTTCATAGTACCTGCACTTTCTTTACAGCTAAGTTGCATTTTAAATCTACTCAAAGGTACACTTAAATAATCTACTTCATCTACAGTTATTTTTATATGTAATTCTAAATAGACCATAGCAAATCTTTGAAAGTCTATTTCAGAAGTTCCTAATACAACTTGAGTTCCACTTTGACTTTTTTTACCTATACCTTTAGCATAAGGTCTTGGTCCGTGAACTAATGGAAATCTCAAATTAGAAAAAGAGCTTGCAAAATAATGCTCTTGTCCAAAATCAATTACACTACATCCTTGAGATAAAGCTATTTCAGAAGGTCTGTATGCAGGATTTTCTACATTAACTCTATACTTAGCTTTTTTAATTGTAGTCTCTGGAAATAAGTCTCCATTAGGTTTTTCTTTTGGATTAAAAGTATGCTTAATTCTACCAGGATGATACCTAGAAATTACTAATTTAGGTGTGTAATTTCTAATTAAATCAAAATCTTTTATATCTACAATTAGATTGTGAATATCTTCTACTTCATGTATTTGTACAGGCAATTCATCTACAGTACCTTCTAAGTGATTAGGGTATTCTATTAATCCTGCTACTACTCTAGGATTAGTAAAAGCTATAAATCCATTTCTTCTGTAAATAACATTCTCTGGTATTGTGTTAGTAACTAACTTAGGTAAACTTGAAAGTACTTTAGTTTCTTCTTGTCTCCCTTTTTTCCAACCAATATTTATATCTAAAGTATCTATTGTTCTTTGAAGTTCAGTAGGACTTAGTACAAATTTAGGAAAAAAATTATACTCTGCATCTGAATAATCTATACCAGCTACTATTAATCCAGAAGGATATGTGAAATTAGAAGGTAATAAACCTATTTCAGTAGGAGTTAAAGGTTCTCTCCATTCCCATTCAGTTCTTTCAGCTACACAATAAGCCAACATACCTTTATAATAAGTGTATGCTAAATTATTATTTTCTCCTAAATCTGCTAAAACAGCCTGAGAAGCTTTATGAGTTTTTACATCTAAAGGTAATTGAGTGCTAACTCTAATACCTACTATACTATCATTAGAGTTCATTAGATTAATTTTTTAAATTTAAAGTATAAACTACTTATAGACTGAGGATTGATAGATACAAACACTACTAGATTTAATGAACCAATATAAGAAATGGTAAATTCATCTGTAATGTCATTATTCATACTATCTTGTAAAAGAAAATTAATAGCTTCAGTAGGAGTTATTGCAAAAACAATTCTACCTACAGTAGTATAATTTACTATATGACCTGCTTCAAATGTAGAAAAAGGTAAGAAAGGTTTAGTATTTAAGTAAGGTAGAGTTATTAAAGGTAAAACATCATCTACATTTTCTGAAACATCTGTTAGTTGCCAATAGTATACAGTACTATTAGCTTCTAATTCTGCTAATTCTTCAGTAGGGTTAATACCTAAATTTCTCATACATTTAGAGATTTTAATAAATTTATATTTAGTATTAATATAATCTTTTTCTTCTTGGTCTACAACTAAAGATAAATCTTTATAATAAAAACTTAAATAATAAGTAGCTAAAACTCTTAATATAACTTCTTTAAAAGAAGTTGAACCATAGATTTTTTCTTTAGTTAAAGCACATAGTACCTCATCATTAAAATCACAAGCTTGATTGTTAGTAATAGTATCAATATATAATTGATACTTAGGAAAATTTAAAGAGTTAAAAGCTAAAGCTTTAGAAAAGCTATTTATATAATCTTCACAGTCATTACATTCTTCACAATCTTTACAAGGAGTGCATCCACAAAGGACTTTTTCTACTTCATAGAGAAAAGAAAGTAATAGATTATTATAGTATTTAATAAGAGGTACTGTTTCAATTTCTTCTCCTACTTGGAGAATAATACTGTAGTTTCCATCTTGTTTAAAATTTAAAATAGCAGTTTGATTAGCTAGCAATGTTCCTACTTTTATTTCAGTAGTCTTATCACAATCTATTTTATTAATAGTGTATGCCATAGCAGTAGACTCATTATTAGTCAAACTATGTACATCTTTGATGTTTGTATAAGTATAGTCTAAAGCCATTTTTATTATTTTGTTTCAAATATACAAAAAAGAAAAACACCCTTTATAAAAAAGGGTGTTTTTTATAACTTATCTATTATCCTATACCATCTTTAGTGGCATCAGCAGGAGCAGCTTCCACTACAGCAGGATTGACACTAGCAGCAGCAGCATCATCAGCCAAAGGCTCAAAACCATTACCAGCTACAATTGCATCTAACAAAGCCATTAAGCTTGTTCTTGTAGTAGTTTCTGTTGCTGGATAAGCAAAGATTGTACTAAGAGCATTTTCATACTCCTTCCAACCTGACTCAGATTTTTGGAAGTACTCTAGAATAGCTTGGTCATACTTAGTTCCATCTACAGCTAAAAACTCAATAGTGTTTCTAGCAGTACCTGTTACATCAGATAGTACATAAGGTCCTGAACCTGCCCATCCTGAAGCCATGTATTCTTTGTCTTTAATGTTAGAACTAGAACCTTCTTCAAAAGCTACCTCTTGAGTTGTAGTTACTGTTCCTCCACAAGCAAATCCTTCTACTAAAGAAGTGATAATTACAGTTTCTAGGAATTTGTGGAAACCTAGATTTACTTGAAACCATGCTCCAATTTTAATTGGCACACTAGTCATAGTAAAATCTGTAAAGAATTTATCAGCTACATCAGTTTGAGTGGCATTGTAAGCTATCAAAGCTTCTACATCTGCTACTGACATTACTTCTCCAAGTGTATAACTTTGAGATAAAGTAGTCACTACTGCATCATCAATAGCTTGTCTAGCTATAGGTTGAGCTATAAGCAAGCCTTGAACATCAGAGTTAATCTCTGCAACCACAAGCAAAGTAAGGTTATTAGAATCATAAGAATCACATCCTTCAGCACAATCATCACAACAACCTGTTTTAACCACATAAGTTTTTGTGTATTGATTATGACCTTGTATTCTGTAAATTCTAGAGTTTCTAAACTCTACTTTTACTCCATAGTCTGTATCACACTTGGCATCATATCCACCTACTTTTTGAATCATAGGTCTTCCTGCTGAGTGAGGTACAAAAGTATAAGCTGTTATACCTTTCTTCTGGATTAGTTGCCCTGCTGATTGTCTAATATCTTCTAAGGTGGAACTTCCTGTTCTATCAATACCTACAGCAAAGTAGAACTCTCTAGGAATAGGAGAAGTAGCAGCACCAAATGAGATGTTAGTATTAGCATCAAAAACACCAATTTGTCCAGGAGCTAATGCTGATATGTTATTTCCAGCAGCTAGAGCAGCTTGATTACCTCTAGTCACAAGTACTGAAAAAACATCATTGTTTCTATTACTCATAATTTTTTAATTTAAATTAACTGATTAAAATTCAATTTGTTCATTTTTATCTGATAGTCAGAGGTTTGAACTTGACCTGATGCAAGCATTACAGCTATATCCACAATTTCTCTATGAGTGTGTTCTGGAAGTTCACAATTTACAGAACCATTTAGAGTTGCTCCTGATGGGTGCAAGTAAGTCCCTGAACTAAAGTCTTGGGCATTATGCATGTAGGCTCTTTTACGGATATATGTTAATTTTGCATCTTCAATTGTAAATGTCCCATCTAGTTGAACTTGAATACCATTTTGGTTAAAAGTTCCTACTACTTCTCTCCAATTATAATTGGAATTATCAAAAGGACTTTTTTCAAATTCATCATCACTTTGTTTTATAAGCACCCTTACAGGTTTACTTAATGGACAGTCTCCTTTTCTCAAGACTACTGTACCTTTAACAAAATGTTGATAATTTGAAGGTAGAGCTATAGTGTTGTTTACTATAGGTGTAGATATGTCAGACACTACTACACTTCTAATATCATCAATAGTTCTTTGAGAGGTTTCAAAACCTAAGTTATTCTTAACTCTAGGCTCTGCTATTACTTTTACAAATATTCCTTCTGCTTCATTCAATAACCAGTCAATCTCAGGAACTAGATAGTTCCTGTTTACTTGACTGTCAGTTTTATTGTACTTCAGCTTGAAGTCATAATGCATCTCTCTGATTAACATAATTAGTTATTAACTTTACTGATTAAAATTAATTTTAAATCTTGATTGTCAGGTCTACACAAGTATTCAGCAGCTTCTGTTACACTACCTCCTAAACTATCATCCATGTATAGAACTCTGTGACCTTCTTTTCTCAAGATACTTTTTTGTAAAGCCTCTAAAATAAGAGCATGAGCTGCTGTTTGTTTAGCATCTGCATTTACATATCTTAAGAACTCTTCAGCATCTTTCTTGATAATTTTATCCATTTCAACAGTAATGAAAGAAGCACTTTGACCTTTTAAGTTCTTGTCTCCTAAAATCATTCCTATTTGAATTTTCTTCTCTAAAGATAGAGTTGCAGCAGCAATGATAGCAGAGTTTTGAATTTCAACTTTACTAGCTAAAATTTCAGTTTGCTCCATTTCACTAAAGATTACGTGAGTAGCATCAGGAAATAGACCTTCTTCATATTCAGCCATAGAATTAGCTACAAATCTAGAAGCTTTAGCTATCTTATATTTGATGTAATTCAAAGGTTGATTAATATCAAGGAACATTGTTGCATTCTCTAGCTTCAATACTGATAAAGGAGAGTCCCAAAAAGGGTGTGGTTTATCTGTATCATAATTATCACTTAAATCATAATTGATACCCTTCTCTTCTTTTAAAGCTTCTATCTCTTCTTGAGTCAAGCCTGTGGAATACTTAGTAGTATTTCCATCAACTAAAGCTTGTAATTTCTTAGGTCTTGTAAAACTTTCTGGTCCTGTTTTACCATGCCATTTCTTAGTTTCAATTGGTCTAATTTCAACTAAGGTTTGTTTTGTAGGTAGTACTGTTTTTTTAGCTACTACTTTTTCTACTTTAGTTGCAACTTCTGTTACAACCTCTTCTGTTTGAGTTGTAGCTTCTTCTACAACTGCTGTTTTAGGTCCTGCCATAATTTATTTCTTTTTAATTATTTAGCAAATATATAGTTTATTTTTAAAATAACCTACCCTAATTAAAGGGTAGGTTTTTATATTCTTATTAGTTTCTAGCAAGAATAAGCTCTCCACATTTAGTAACATCATGGATATGAATACCACAAGATTTACCAACATGCATTTCATAGTAGTCTCCAGCATGAGCCATCTCTCCACCATTACTTGGACCATAAGGACCCACCATACCTCTTACATAACCAAAACTAAATGAGTCTTGCTTATTCATAATTTTGATGTTGGACTTATTAGCTTCTCCAGAAAAGTCTAGGAAAGTGATACGCTGAGATTCTACAGGGAAACCTGTTACTTCATCAATCTCAAAGTTCAATTCTCTATCATCATAGATAGGGTTGTGAATTAACTCTAAAGATGAACCATTAGCCATGTTGTATTTAACAAACTGATAACCTGCCTCTAAAGCATTAGTGTGAACACTAGAAGCTACTTTGTTTGTATATACTTCAACATTTTTAATGAAACCAGATTTATTTTGCCAATCTTGGATAGCTCTATGGAATTGAATCATTCCATACTCTCCTGTAAAGCCTTTAATCTGTCTTCCTTTTCCAGGTTTAACTCTAGAATAGAAAATATCTTGTAAATACTCCTCAATCAATCTAGCAGAAAGATGAGAATACTTATGTTGATGAGAATCTTCAAGTTGTTCTTGAACACCAGGTCCCATTCTTACAGGTCTACCATTTGCACCAAGAACTGTTTCAGCACTTCTTGAATACCAGTAACCTCTTTCAATTTCTCTGTACCATTGTTGCCAGTACTCTACTTCAGCATAACGCATCCAGCTTCTATGGTATTTACCTTTTGAGTCTGGGATACCTACAGATAAAACTTCTTGTGAAGCATAATCTGTAATTCTGTATTCTTTTCTGTATTTAGACATCTTGTTTCTGAAAGCAATTGGCATACTGAATACAGTAGAACCAGATTGTTCAGCAGCTTCTTCATACTGAGAGAATAATTTACCCCATTGTTGACCAGGTTTCAAATACTTAACAGGCATAAATGCTTGTGGGTCATCTGAGTTCATTCTTACAATGTACACAGTTCCATCTCCATGTTTAGTACCTTGTTGTTGAATACGCACTTGGAATTTCTTGTTAGAAGTTCCTGGACTCAATACATCTCCTGGAAGATACCAGTTTTCATCAAGTTTTAACTTGAAAGTATTCTTGAATTTACCTGGAGTAGTATTACTTTCAGGTTCTACGTTTTCAACCACAATTAAGGGTCTAGTATTAGCTCCTTTTAATTCCCACTCCCATTCAGTTGAAGTTATAGTCTCCTCTGTTTTGGAATTACCCATTAACAAAGAGCTTAGTGGATTATCAGAATAATAATTTTCACTAGAAAATAATTTATCCATTTCTCCAATCAATCTAGCAGGTTTGGTAATCAGAGCTTTACCTAAATGATTTTGTTCTGTCATGTTGGCAGCCCAAGTCATTTCTTTAGTAAGCAACTTACTTCCTAATGTAGCCATAATTTTTTAGAATTAATTAATTAATAATTTTTAGTTTAACCTATCAGCCAAACTCTTTTTTACTTTGTGTGAACTTCCAGAAGAATTAACTTCTTTATTTACTCCATTTTTAGCATTTTGTACATTGTCTTTAATTCCTTTACTATAAGCAGTAATGGTTGCATTACTGATAGAACTGAAATCAAAATTAGACTTTACCAATTTAGCTAAAAGAATGGAAGTATCTTTATTTGCCATAGCCTTAAAAAGGTCATGCTGCATTTGTGTAATTAATCTACCATCTGTTAATTGAACAGTTGGAGTAGATATGTAGGCAGGAAGTTCTTTTTTATCTTCTGCATTGAAAACTAATCCTTTTATATTATCTATAGCAGATAAGGTTTCAGTTAACTCTACTTTATGTTTTTTAACATTTTCTTTCTGAGCATTAGTATTAGCTTCTGCTGCTACTATTTGAGCAGCTTCTTTATCTGCCTGAGCTTTAGTAATCTTTGCAAAAACTTTTTGAGACATAGCCTCTAGCTTATTAGCATCTTTCAAGTTTTGCACATGGGTATCAATATACTCTTGGTCATACTCCTGATTTCTTAAGTCTGTTTCTATAGCTAAGATTTGATTAGCTTCCACAGTCATATCAGTATCTTTATTTATAGGTGCAGTAGCATTTGAAACTAGAGTTTTTAAATACTCTCCAACATTACCTCCTTTAGAAGCAATCTTTAAAAGACCTTTACCTTCTTCAGGTAAGTCTTCAATCATACTGTCAATTTCTCTTTCAAGAGAAGTTTCCCAACCTGTTACAGTCAATTCTTCAGCTAATTCATCTGTAAGCTCTTGGTTATCTTCTAATTCAAATTCTACTAGTCCTTTTTCTTTTAGAAGTTCTAAAGCATGTTTAGGAGTACTTTTTCCTGTAGCAGTTGCAGAAGTTTCAGTATTAGTACCTTCTCCAGCATCATCTTCCTCTTCACTTTCTTCAGAAGTTACTCCTGGAATAAAATCTCCAAAAACTTCTCTTTCTAAAGCTTCTTGGTCTGCAATTTCTTTTTGCTTGGCTTCTTCTGTTGTCAAATCTCCTTCTTCAGATGCAGCAGTTACTACTTCTTCTACAGTAGTTCCTGTTGCCACTTCTTCAGAAGCACTCATAAAAGCTTCTGCTGAGTCAAAAGTGTCAAATCCTTCAAATACATCTTGTCCTTTTTCCATGATGGTACAAATTTAAGGTTAAATATTTAATATATGCAAGATATAAATTTAGTCTACTACACTTTAAGTGTAATAGCTTTTTTATACTTTGCTAACTTTATTTGCTATTTCTTTAGCCTTTAAGTTATTCTTTTCTTTATCATCTGCCATTTTATGTTCTAAAGCTCTATTTTCTCTAGCCTCTTTAGACATAGCTATTTTAGCATTAACTCCATCTCTAGCAATTTCTAAAACATCTGGAACTCCATCTTCATCTGCATCTTTATTAGTATCAAAACCTGTAGAGAAAATAGCTTGTTTTTGTATTTCAGTTTTTCTTCTTTCAGTTTCTTTTAATACAATTTTTTCTTTTTCTCTTTCATGTTCTAAGGCACTTTCATCTCTTTCTTTTTGAGCTTCTTCTGCTTTGAATTTTCTATCTGCTTGAGCTATAGCTTGCTCTTTTTCAAATCTCATTTGTTCTCCTGCTAACAAGCTTTCTTCAGCTTCTTGAATACTATCTTGTCTTATAACTTTAAGAACATCAGATAATTCAATTTTTTGATTTTGCATTGCTGCATGAGCTAGAGTACTAATAGTTTGTTGTATTTGTTCTGACATAGAACTGTCTTCCATAAACAAACATAAAGTACTACTACTAAGCATATTAATATCTAAGTTCAATATCTCATTAGACATATCATCTAATGCATAGGTTAGAACTTTCTTATCTGAATCACTATAAGCAACTTTAGATAAGTCAAGTAAACCTTGCATTACATTTCTTTTAATACAAGCATGTAAATCAAAATAAGGTTCAAGCATGTGAGAAGTCTGAACTAAATTTTGTTGATTATTACCTACTCTTTCAGATACAGCAGTTTGTCCTAATACAGGGTCAGTAACTCCAATACATTTACCACACTTCTGGTCTAAGTATTCAGCTAACTCAATATATCTGTTAATATCAGAAGCTAAAGATAAATCTAAAGTTTTTGCAATAGTATTTACATCACTTTGAGACATACCTTCTTCATCTGGATTATACCACATAAAAGGTGTACTCTCAAAGAAATATTGCCATTTTTCTAAATCAATTCCTGAATCAGAAGGTATAGCATTAATGTTCATTAATATCTTTTTACCTTTATCTGAAGCTAATAAAAGTTCAAGTCTAAACATTACTATATTATAATAGTACTGATAAACTTTCATTCTATCCATTGGAGAAGTAGGGCTAGAGTTTAAGTTATCATAGATGGCTCCATAATAAGGTAACTTAGAGGTGTAGATATTATCTAGGTCTTTGAATTGCCCTTCAACTGGCTGCATATTTTTATAAATATCTGCTCCAATTTTATATCCTTCATATACTTCTGGTATCCATTCCCATTCTATTTTAATGTCTCCATTAGCTTTGTTTAAAGTATAGGTCTCATCTACTAAAAGTTTAGTTTGAATTAAACCATCTTTATCCATATAATCTAACCAACCTATCTTTCTTAGGGATTTGAATACTGCATGCTTTACAGAAATAGTATGAGCATCTTGATTGTCATATAAATCTCTATCATCTTTAGACCAATCAAAGAAAGCTTCTTCAAAAGAAGCACTAGCTTGGTGTTCATAGTTTTTGTAGATACTATCTAATTCAGTATTAGTTAGTTTAAAAGTTTGAGCTATTTCAGAAGGAGACATTCTATACTCAGCTATAGCCCAATTTCCATCTTCTATATACTCAATATCAGAAGATTTATCACAGTAAAATCTTAAAGGGTTTACTACTTTTAATCTAGGTTCTCCTCTTACAATACCCATCCAATAGATTTCATAAGCAGAAAGTAAAGCATGTTTCCATCCTAAATTAAACTTTTTTCTGATGTCTTCTTTCTTAATTAAGTAGTTTGTTAATTGTTGACCTTGTACCTCTGAAGGGTCTTGATGGTCTCTTAACATGTATTTTCTAGTTTCAACAGGAGTTTTAGATTGTACTTCACTAGCTATCTGTTCTTCAATCTCTTGCCTTTGTTGAGGAGTAAGTGAGCCTTTAAGTTGCTCTTGGTATTTTAGTTCAATCTCTTTTTCAATTGGACCCATAATTTGATTAAGTACATACTCTCTAATCAAATTAGTTTCTTCTGTTTCTTTTCTAGTAGTAGCTTCTTTATTAGTAGCTATAAGTTTATAGCCAAAAGGTCTTCTCATTTCCATACCTAATAAAGCCTTAATTCTATAAGAAGAAATGTCTTTATTAGTCATACTAGCAGGAAGTTCTCCTTGCTCTGCTCCAAAAGGAGTACATACATACTCAAAATCTGAAAGGTCTATAATATTATTAAATAAATCATAGTTAACCTTCATTCTTTTATACTCTGAAATACCTCCATACCCAGCATTATTAAAACTAGTATGCCCTGTATAATGATTAATTTTCTCTTTATACCAAGCAAAGTCATGTTCTTCTTTTTGCTTACGAGTAAGTCTTTCACTATTGTAATTCTTACTTTCTGGAGATACTACATTCATAAAATACTAAATTAAGTTACAAAAATATAAAAATATTTTAATTAAAAAGAGATTTTTTACTATTATTCTTTTTAAAAGCTTTATCCATCATTTTAACTAACTGTTTAGCTTTCTCATTTGGTTTAGCTTCTTTACCATATTCTTTACCTAGCATATCTTCCTGGTCTTGGAACATTACTTGCATAAGTGCCATAACCCTATCAAAGTTACCTTTTCTATTGTAAGCAATAAGCTCTTCTAATAAACCTATAGAATATATTCTATCTAGGTTTCTAATAGGTTGACCATCATCATTAAAATCTACAGTTTGTAATAACCAATCTTTAATATACTTTTCTCCAGCATCTTTAAGTTGGTCAATCATGTGACAACCATAAATTCTATTTACTTTAGAATTTTTAACATTTTTCTTAATAACTTCATCAGGTTGATAAGCTAAAAATTCTAATTGCTTTCTTCTTCTAAAATAATCTTTAACATGGGTAACTTCATTTTCATGCATAATTGTAGTATTATACAATTCTGCAAATAATCTAGCTACATAATTACAATCATCAGCTTCTTGAGGTCTACCTATATACTCAGCTACTATAATCCTTTTTGTAGTTTCTCCTATAATTACAGTTTTAAATACATAAATAGCACAAAGAGAAGTTCCTTTATCCTGTCTATATGGGTCATATCCAATTTTATAAGCTCCTTTTTGAGGTTTTACAGATGGATATTCATAGATGACTGGACATCCTTTTAAAGATGTAGTTTCAGGTTTCATTCTAAAAATAGGTTGAGCTGTACCATCTAAGATAGGTTCAGCTACAACTGCTTTCTTAGTTCCATCATAATATAGGTTTACAGGAGTAGCTTTAATAGCTTGAAGATTATTACTTCTTACATACTCTAATTGTTTTTTAAGTTCAAGTATAGGAAAGTTGTTAGTAGAAATTAAACCAAAAGCTTCAAAAGGTCCAAGAGGTTTTTCTTGCATTCTACCTTGTAAGTCAGTAGAAGTTGCTCCATTATCTAACCTTAATTTTCTAACTGCAAGTTCAGCTTGTTTAGCACCTTCTTTATTAGAGTTACCTTGATTATCATAGTAACCTTGCATGTTCCAATTTACAGGGTGGAAGAAACCACACTTAGTATCCTCACTATCTTCATCCCAAACATTTTGAAAAGGAAGTAAACCATAAGCTAAAGGTCTACTGTGCATATCAGCATAATCTGCTGTACCTCCTTCCATATCTCCAGAAGTACCAAAAATAGTGATTAATCCTGTCTTAACTTCTCCAGACATTACACAGTCTTCAGAAGCTTTATAAGAATCTTTAAGTAATCCAGGAGTACCAAAAGAACCAGACTCTTCAAAGATTAAATCATAAGCATTTTTACCTCTGGCAGCATCAGGATTATCTTGAAAAGTAAGAGACATAATCTCTGACATAAATCCTACTTCTACAGGTACACCATTTTTCATCTCTAAAGTAGATGCTTTAAAGTGTCCTTTAGATGCTTGATTAATAACATCTCTAGGATAATTCCAAGGAGTATGCTGACCTATAAAGTTTATGTAATTATTAGCCATTGTAAAAATACCTTTAGGATAGAGGTATTTTTTATCTTCAGCTCCAAAAATAGTAGCTAAGTTAGGTCTAGTTAAGTAATTAACTACTGCAACAGAAGCATTTTTAAAAGAGTACCCTCTCTGTCTAGACTTACCTACAATTAAATTATATCCTCCAAAAAGATAATCAGGTTCTATTTTAACCTCTAAATGTAGACTATTGAATATTTTTAAGGCAGCTAGTAGTTGTTCTGCATCCTCATACTGATATATCTTTTCAGCTTCTTCAGGAGCAATTAATCCACAATCTAAAACTCCATTTCTAGCTATTTCTCTGGACCAATAATAATTATAATCTCCATCCCAAAAGTCAGGAAACTCTACTACTTTACTTCCTTTTTTTACTGCTCTACTTTTTCTTCTAGTAGCAGGGTCTGAATCATCTTCTTCTACTTTAGAAATAGGACAATAATTAAGATAAAAATAATGGTCTCCTGTAATTCTAACTCCTCCTACACTATAACCATGTTTACATCTTCTTCTCTCTTCTTGCCAAAAAGCATACCAATCTGGAGAACCTTCTGGGTCAGCACAGTAGTAGCCATACTTTTGAAAATTCAAAGCAGCTTCTCTAAAAACTCCTGAGTTTATCCAAATACCATCTGGATTTCTTACTGAACCTACTATACTCATAAATTATAATGTATCTGGACTTGCAAAAACACTAACAACTTTTTGTCCTTTAATTTTTACACTCTCAAAAATCTCATTGTTTACTTTCTCTTCAATTGTTACTAAGTTTTGAAGAACTCTTTCTGTATCATTTAAAGCCATTGTTATGTCTTTAGGTTTATACATAGGATTACCAGTCTTAATATTTAAACTGTTCATATCAAAAGTGTTGAAAAACTCTTCTAATTTCTTAGCTGCATTGAAAGCTGAAAGATAGTAACTATAAGTACTAGAAGCTTCTTTTTGAAACACATGTAAAGCTTCTATACCTTTAGCTATCAAATCATCTGGAGCATATTCTTCATGTCCCATAACATCTACAGATAACTTTTGATGTCTTATCTCTTTAGCATATCCTCTATAAGGATTAGTTTTTTTAACTGATACCATAAATTCAATATAAGTGAACTCATTAGTAGCATTAAATTTTCCAGGATTAGTATCTCTTTCCCAAATTTCTCTAAATGGGGAAATCATTAAAGATTCTACTGTAGGTTTTACAACCTTATTCTCTATGGTAAATAGTAAACTCATTATTGTTCTTTTAGATTGAAATACTCTGCATAATCTTCTTCACTTGTATTTTTTATATTAGGATTTACAAGTAAAGTTAAAGACCTTCCTCCAATTAAATTATACTTAGTATATTGTTGTTTTACTTCTTCTTCTTTAGATTCTTTTAATTTTACTTCTCTAGTACCCCAATCTCCTAATGATTTTATCCAATCTTCAATAATTCTATGGAATAAAATTTGACCAAAATCATTTGTTTCAAAAACAAATTCTTTATTACTTACTTCTGAAAATATATTTTCTAAAAATATTACTTCTAAGTCTTGGTAAGTATTTTGTGTAGTTAACTTAAAGTTTTTCATAATAATCCATATTTTTTAGCATCAACTTCATTTTTATTTTTCTTTTAACTGAAATTTTCTATTAGTTTTTATACAAAATTTTTAATATTATAGAATAGTAATCTCTATTTTTTAGTCTACCTTCTATATACTGCAATTCTATAGTTTTTATTTCTAATAAAGATAGTTTTTTAAACTCTTCATATAATATTAAATACTCTGAAAGTTTAATCCAGTAATTCTCTATTACAACATAATTACTACAGAAATAGTTTTTATTTTTAAGATGCTTTTCATTAGGGTAATTGCTTTGAACAGATTCTTTTTTAGTTATATTTGTTTGAAAGTGCTTAAGCAGTACATCTGTATTTTTAGATATATGTTCTTCTTCTAAATATTTCATAGTTATTTTTCTTCTATTAGTTCAAACTTTAAATTACCAAAACCATCTTTTGTAAACTTATATTTAGTATCTTTTTTAAATAAGTTATACAATCTTTTTTCAGTCTCTTTCATAGGTCTCCCTAGCATAGCTTCTACTTCAGCTACTTTTTCTGAGTCTTTCATACTACTTAACTTTAAATATTGCTACTGACCTGTTTAACCAACCTTTCAAGAACTTACTTAATTTTCTATTAGCTCTAACTAATTGATTATAAGTACTATTTCTTTGATTATACAAACACTCTTCACTAACGTATTGCATTTTTTCTCTAGTTGCTGGACCTATAATACCATCTTGAGGTACTCCTGCACACTTCTGCATAATCTTAATAGCTCTCATATTACCCATATTATAGGCAGTATCAAAGTACATAAGTCTAGCTTCAAGAGGTAAAATAAAAGCATTGATTGCTCTATAATATTTAGTATATGCTAAAGCAGCAGCTTCTTCATAAGTAGTATTTTTAAAATCATCAAAGTTTTTAAAGATACCTAAGTTAGCATTATAAGCTATTCCCCATAGAGTCCAACCCCCTGTATCACCAGATACTTTATGAAGATTGCCTCCTGCTTTAGGATTAGGCACACCTTCCCAAACTAATGTTTTATTAAAGATATTTTCTTTAAAATACTCAAACTCTTTTTCTACTGTAGGATTTGCTTTTGCTAATCTTACATAATCTTCTATTTTTAATTTAGACATTAGAATCTTGTTTTAATTCCTACTATTTTTAATTCATCCTTAGTTCCATCCATATAATGAACATGAATGTACTTAGTAATATCTTGAGTATTACCTGTAATTTGCTTAGGTATTTCCCCTGACTTATATACTACCTCTAAAGTTTTAGTTTCAGAGTTGTATTTCATTTTTGTACAACCACACGAAGCTGTAATATCTTTTATTTCAGGTATGTTGTAAGTTGCTTGAAATCTAATTACTTTAGAAGAGTTCTTTTTTATTCTTCCAAAATTTACTTCTTTGCTCAACCAATAGTTTTCCATTTTAATACTGATTTAGGTTTTCAATTCTTTTACTTTCTTTTTTATCTTCAAGATATTTTTTATGATGTTCCCATTGCTCTTTGTTCATCATTATAGGATAACAAGGTTTATCACAAGCTTTATTTGCCATTTGTAAAGCAGTAGTTTCACAACCACATAACTTGCAAGAACCTCTATCATAACAATCTCTGTCCATGACTTCAATTCTCCATTCAATCTGCTCTCTTATATGCTTTCTCATAAGAAAACTTAAATACTTATTATAGTATATAAAATATCTATAATTACCTAACAGATATGCAAATATATCATTTATTTTTAAATTACTTTTCATCTTGATTACTTTTAATCTTTCTTAAATTATCTAACAAAGTCATAGATTTAGGAAATAGCCCTTCCTCTCTGGTACTCTTTTCTACCATTTTAGCTTGATTCTCATACCAAGCTTTCCAAAATAAATATTCCTGTATATTTATCCACTTAACTCTTTTAGACATTTTTATTACTGCTATGCTTAGTTAAATATTTTTCAAACATTTCTTTTTTGGCAAAGAAGAACTTACCATCTATTTTTAAATCTTTGAATTGTTGTTTCATATTATTTAATACACTCTCTATTCTTTTAGGGTATACTAGAAAAGTCCCAAAAGAACTGAGCCTTACAGTCTTAAGTTCCCCACTTTCCATTTCTTTTCTAACATTAAGAAATGGAGTGGTACAACTCAACTTAAACTCTTCAAAATCTACACCAGGATATTTATGCTTTACTTTCTCATAAAATTCCTCAATCAAAACTTGATTTTCTATTCTCATTTTTCTAGTATAATTTTAGAGCCTACTATAGGAGGCATAAAACATTCTAAAAGTTTATTCATCTGATGAGAGGTAGCTTCAAATAAAACAAACTCCCAATCAATTTCATGGTAACTAGTACCTTCTCCACTTTGAATAGGCATCAAAAAGACATGATGCTCTTTATGCAACTGCTCAATTTTACCTACACCAATCTCTTTAATAGCTTGACAAAAGAGGATTCTTTCCATGTTCTGCATAGGTAATTGCTGTCTTAGATTAATCTTGTTTCCCATCTTTCTTTATGATTTTAAAATTATAAACTTGCTCTTTATTAGTCAAAGGATAAAAATAACTTTTTAAACTAAGAACTTGATGTAGATTTTCCTCTAATACCCCTTTATTCTTAAGAGTAGTTAAGTGATTAGTTAAACCTCCATCTGACATACCTCCTAACTTAGCTTTAGCTATCTTTCTAAAAGTAGTTCCAAATCTATCTACTTCTGCATGCTCTCCTTCAAAACTTAGAAATACACTTAACACATCTATTTCTCTAGGACTTAATACTTGACTTGCAGGTAGGAAACAATTCAAAATATTCAAGTGTGTTTTATAGAACTCTTCTGGTTCTAAATCTTTTACTATTTTTCCAAAAATTTTACTCATTACTCTTTTGCTTTAAATTCATAACATTTTGTTTGTAGTGCAAATGGATGCAACTTAGCTTCCATTGATATAGGTGCTTCTTTTTCAGCACACTCTTCATAAAAATCTATAAACAAATCTACTAAATGCCCCATAAGATAAGCTTCATTCTCATCATTTTTCAAGTCAGCTTTTACACCTATAGTCCTATAAAGCTTATTCTTTACATGAACCATTTCATGGGCTATGGTCCCATAAGTCAATCTATTGCCTGTCAAGTAAGGATTTATCACTAAATAAGTACAATTGAACTCATGCCCTTCATTAACAATATCTTTAACATTGCCATACACAGTAGTTGCAAAAATGTACTCTCCTTCTTTCCATTGCTCTTCTGGACACCCCTGCTTAGTAAACTCTTCATTAATCTTATCCCTATCATCACTTATAATAAAGCATAATTGAAAAGGATAAATTGCTAGTTTTTGATACTTTACATAAAACATTATTTCTCTCCTATAAAAGTTGCTACTCCAGTTTCAATATTCACTAAATAATCTCCTTCATCAGGATACATTCTTTCAGACTCTGCTTTCCAGCTTTCAATCCTACCTTCCTCTCTCTTTTCATCAAAAACCTCTTCAGGGTCTAGAGTACCTATATAAGTAGCTCTTTCCTTGTACACATAATTTCTTCTTAGAGTCTTACCTGAAATAAACACATTACCTGAGCCTACTTCTTCATTAGTAATAAAGGTAACATTTTGGGTACCTCCTTGTAACTCTTGAGCTGTATCTTCTGCCATAATTAAATATTTTTCTTTACAAAGTTAATAATTAAATTTAAACAAAAAAGCTATTTATAAACAAAAAACTTTAAAAAACAAAAAACTCCCTAAAATAGGGAGTCTTAAGTAGCAAAACAAGTAATCAATCTATGAAACAAAAAAAGTCAGGGATTCTGGTCAAAATTTACAATTCAAATTTAAGGGAAATTTTCCACATAAAAAATTTTTTGGTATAATTTTTTTGGACAAATTTATTAAGAGTGTGAAGTACCTTGCGCTAATACCCTCACTCATTCAAAGTAAGTATAATACCCCCTGTGCCTTGCAGATAAAAGAAAATCTCAGGCAGCAATAATAAATCTTTTCATGCTGAACATAGCTTGAAGAGTACTCAGGGTAGGTCTGGACTGTGAACAAGTGTTGACTTTGTACATCAACATCACAGTTCTCAACCTGCTTACTCAAGGGTTAACATGTATCATGTATAAGTATAATGTACACACACTATACATATAAAACATATATGCGCAAAACCCTCACTCATGTATAACTAATTTAATGCTTTGCCTGTTTGCTTAAATGGAAACAGGAATATATTATGGACATAGTTGCTTTAAAAGAAAAGCTAGGTGTTAAACATTTAGAGCTTGCTTATTTAACTGATGCAGAAGGGAATAGACAAATAGACCCTACTACAAATGCTGAAACTAAATGGCTAAAACATTGGGACAATGATAGAAGACAAGCTATCCTTATCCATGAGGATACTGCCCTAATGATTAAGAAAGACCCTGCAAATGTTACTAACCTAGGCACAAAACCTGCTGTAACTAAATCTGGAGCAGGAGGAGAATATATCATGCATGTTGTGATAAACTACACAGCTCCAGCAATAGTGATATAACACTCATAACCAAGCACATACCAGTGCTTGGTTAACTTTTTACTTCAATACTTCCTCTAAAAACCCTCACTAATTAATAGATTGTAATTACTTTACTAATGTATTTATTTTTTAGTTAAGGTAATTGACTGTAAATAGTTTAGAATGAGTGTGTTAAGTGTGTGCTTAACCATCTCCTACCATATTCTACACACTTTTACAATCACTAAAAACACAATCATTTACTTTAATAGCCTTTTTATAACTAGACTATTAATCTATCATTTACTAATTTTAAATTTATTATATATGTACACAAACATTAGCACAACAAGTTATCCTAAAACATTAATCATTAGAAATACTTTAGGAGGTATGATATGGCAAATATACCATGTCCACAATGAAGAAGAGGTTAAAATATTAGCTGCAAATGCTGATAGTAATGGCTTTCAAGCTATAACTTTAGAAGATAAAACAGATGATATAGAGACTTTCCCTGGTTGGAGAGAAGAGTGTAGTGATGCTTTAAAAGCAGTATTATCTTAACCTATAAACTAGTAGAGTAATATTGTGGTATCTCTAATTATTCAAACCATAAGGAATAAACTAGTTTATCTTAATCTTAAATGAACACCTGCAAGAGTGCTATTACATGTTATCTATTACAGTAATACTTGCAGGTCTTTCTATAGTATAAACTCTATCCAATTGTAGGTAATTGAGTTAACACATAAATATTTGTGTCAGTTAATCTGCAAGTTGTAATTACATACATAAAAATAACAATTTAACACTCTGACTTATGCTAAGAGTGGTTGTGCTGATGGTACAATTAAGACAGCAAGTAGTAGCTATGAAGTGCAAATCGTATGGAGCTATAATCTACTAAAAAACTTAATAACTTCACAAGTCATTGAGTGCACCAGTTTCTTTAAGCATAAAGATTAAATTCGGTATTATAGCAAGACCTGATAACAGATATGTGATTCAGTGAGTTTTATATTACTTAAAGTTTTAGGTGTAAAATGCAAATTTAAACTCTATCCAATTGCAGGAAGTGACAAACTATTCATAGTACAACTATTGATTTAGATGTATTAAGGATGTACTTACAGTAATGATATTTTACAATCAAGGTGCAACCTTGTAGAGTTTATTTTAAAAACTATTATAATACACGTAAAATAAAGATTGCGACGTGGAAGGAGAAATCTGTAGCAATTGATGTTACAATAGTTTATTTTTAACCAATACTAAATATATAATTGTTACGCTGTTGTCCTATGAAATAATTAGGTTAACTTAGATTACAGTAAAGATAAAACAGTCAATTATCACTATTTAGTATTTCTTTTTAAAACAAATTATTAACATAAAACAATGAACACAAATTCAAACAATTCAGTACCAAGTGTACAAGTAGAAGGTAGAGAAGTATTAAACTTTATGTCACAATCAATAAGCCAAGGAGCTATTGTACCTTTATCAGTAATACAAAGGCTTGCTTCTATGTTAACTCAGTCTT